CTGGCGCTGAAGGTAGGTGAGCCATGAGCGCACCCGATGAATTCAAGCGCACCACATGCGCCTGTAGCGAGTGCGTCAAGTGCTGCAAGCGACAGGCAGGCCCGATAGCGGGCGGTGACTTGGAGCGCATAGCGGCGCACCTAGGCGAGAGCGTGGAGGACGCCAAGCGGCACTTCTGCGCCAGTCCGGGAGCGCTAGTGAGAGTAGATGGTAAGACGGTTAGAGTGGGAAGCATCACGCCTAAGATGAGGCGTGGACGGTGCGTGTTCCTAGGCGACGATGATCGCTGCAAGGTGCATCCAGTCGCGCCATTCGGCTGCTCCCACTTCGACGTTCACATGAGCCGCGAGAGGGCTATGCCCCGTTCGCTATGGCTAGTGAATGAATGCGCGCAGCCATCGTATCAAGCATTGAGGAAACGATTGGACTATGCGACAAGCTATAGGCCCATCGAGTATTAGAGAGGAAAACAAGCATTATGAGTAACTTCAACATAGATGAGCTTCCATGGGAACCACCCAAGCTCGTCGAGACTAAGGTCGGGCCGCGACTAGTCCGCAACTGCACACCGCCCGCTGACCGCAACCATCCATTCTGGATAGCGTGGGCCACTGGCGATCTGAAGGCGCAAGGCTACTCGCTCCGACGATGGAAGGATGACTGGCAGCTAAGCGAGTGGCTGAGGCCCGATGGCACTGGCATGGAGGTCAACGGCGCGACCGCCGAGGATGCCCGAGATAGTGCCGCACCTGAGGCCGTGGACGTTGAGCTACCCGCGACGCTGCAAGCACGCTACGAGGAGGTAGAGCGCGTTTACGACAGCATCGAGGCTGAGACGGGACTCGATTACCGCTACCAGCTACCGTCAATCCGGATACTGGCGCTGGCCATCTACGAGTGGCGTGGCGGGCTGGATGCGAGCGATACTGGCGTGGGCAAAACGCCTGTGTCATGTGGCGTAGCCAAGGTGCTAGGCCGCAAGATATTCGTCGTGTGCCCTAAGAGCGTCATCCATCCGTGGTATCGCATAGCTAAGCTGTTCGGCGTGGAAGCCATCGTGATTAACTATGAGGCGCTGAGAACGGGTAACACCGAGTTCGCCTATGCGTTCAATGAGCGTGTGGTAGATCGATTCGGCAATGAGAAACGCCGCAAACGTTTCGTGTGGGACGAGACGCGGCTTGACCCTGAGGAGTGGCTCATCGTGTTCGATGACTGCCACAAGATGAAAGACTTCAAGACATGGAACTGCCTAATGGGAATCAACGCCATCAAGCAGGGCTACCACGTGCTGGCTGGCTCAGCTACAGCGGCTGACAACCCGATGCAGATGAAGTTCGTGGCGCTGCTCACTGGCCTCATATCGAAGGCTGAGCATTTCTTCGGCTGGATGCAGGATCATGGCGTCAAGCAGGGCAAGTGGGGCTATGTGTTCGTGGGCGGGCGCAAGGTGCTCGCTGACATACACCGCGCCATCTTCCCTCATCGTGGTAACAGGATACGCATAGCTGACCTAGGCAACCGTTTCCCAGCCACTCAGGTGCAGCCTGAGCCATACGACATGGGTGAGAAGGAGACCCGCGAGATACAGGCGGTCTATGCCGAGATGAGGCGCGAGATCGCCGAGTTAGAGGCGACCGAGGCTAGGGACGTGGGCGCTAACGTGCTGACTCAGATACTACGAGCTAGGCAGCGGGCCGAATTGCTCAAAGTGCCTATGATGGTGGACATGGCCATCGACGCCGTAGATGAAGGCATGAGCGTGGCCTTGTTCCTCAACTTCGATGCGAGCATACAGGCGGTGAGCAAGCGCCTCATAAAGCGTAGTCGAGAGCGCCTAGCTCATAACACGATCACTGGCGCTGATAGACTGGAGGACCGCCAACGCCTCATAGATATGTTCAACGATGACGAGATCATGTTCATCGTGTGTAACATCAAGGCGGGCGGCACTGGCGTTAGCCTACAGGGCAAGGCCAGTGGGCGACCGCGTATGGCCATCATCAGTCCCACCTACAGCGCCATCGACTTGAAGCAGGCGCTGGGCCGCGTCCATAGGGCGGGCGGTGCGCCCAGTGTGCAGAAGATCGTCTTTGCCGCTGACACGGTAGAGGAGCGGGCCTGCGCACAGGTCAGGCGCAAGCTACGTAACATCGCCACATTGAACGATGGCGACTTAGCGGTATGAGCAGACACATTCGCGATGGTCTGCGATGGGCGGGCGATCAGCCATGCCAGCGATCTAATTGCGGGACGGTCTGCCTATGCGGGCCATGTCACGCGAGGCGGGCGCTGGCGCTGATCGATCCTACCTACAGGCCACGCCATACTAAAAACCACCGTAAAGTGCCGAGGATGCCGCAGAACGCGTCCTGACACCGTTCCTGCCCCTTGACTAAGGATTGCTCCCAAACGGCACGTAGCGGCAATCGTCGGGGCAGCGCGGGCCACTTCTGCCCGCAGTCAAATCACGTTTTATGCCCAAAAAGCAAGCAGCACCAGCAACGGGCCATGGCAAGTCCATGGCGAAACCACCACCCGCGCCACCCCAGCGCGACCATGCAGCGGAGCTACGCCATCGCGCAGAGCAATGGGCCGCGCTCCATGCCAACCCCAAGAAGCGAGCCGAGATGGATGCGCTACTGGCAGGTCTTAGCGAGATCGACCAGCGCCACGTCTATCTGAACGGCATGAGGCTCAGAGGTGGCCTCATCTACAAATACCACATAGCACCTCCCATAACACGAAAGGAAACCAATGAAAAAGACACAGCTACCACCCGAGGGCGACAGCGACGAGCCACTGATACAGCTGGCGGAAGCGCTAAGACGCCTAAGGGCCGACCCGCTAACGGCGTGGATGCCCCATACTAGCATCCGGCAGGCCGTGGCTGAGGGCAGAGTGTTCGCTAGGCGCACGCCAGCGGGCAAGTATAGCCGCTACTACGTCCGACTGTCGGACTTGAAGGCGCTATTCCCAACACAGGAGCCAGCAGCGGCCAACTAACTTGATTTCAGGATAGTTGGCGTTCCCCTATGGACAAAAGAAGGCGCACAAGAATAACCCTGTGCGCCTCATAACAAGCAACATAGCAAACGACGGATAACAACCATATGACAAAACCAAAAGCAGTCAAACGCACAGTCGAGAACGACATGGCGCTCGTTCCACGTGAGAACGTGGAGCAGCTGATAGCGCGAGCTATCGACAAGAACTCCACCGTGGAGACGATGGAGAAACTACTCAGCATGAGGCGGGAGCTAAAGGCCGAGTGGGCCAGAGAGGAATACCACAAGTCACTAGCCGCGTTCCAGAGGGCGTGCCCAGTGATCAAGAAGGACAAGATCGTCCGCAACAGAGACGGCACAGAGCGATTCCGCTATGCGCCCATCGAGAGCATAGTCAATCAGACTAAGGACCTCATCGAAGAACACGGCTTCAACTACAAGACCGACTCGCCTAAGATCGAGCAAGCGGGCTTCGTGTCGGCCATCTGCATCATCACTCACAAGGCGGGCCACGCGGAAACGTCCTCATTCGGCGTGCCCATCGACAAGGATGCGTTCATGAACGAGCCACAGCGATTTGCATCGGCGCTCACCTTTGCCAAGCGCTATGCGTTCTGCAATGGCTTTGGCATCCTTACTGGCGACGAGGATGACAACGCAGAGAAGGCGACCGCGCCACCCGCGAAGCACAGTCGCTTCCGCGAGTATGAGGCCGAGCCTCTACCCGCTAAGAAGGCCAAGGGCAAGGTAGTCACATCTGAGACAGCGGAGAGCGATGTGAGCGGGCTGTTAGAGCTAAGCAAGTGGATAGCTGAGAACAAAATACCAGAGGGCTTCGTGTTAGCCATGCTCAAGGAGCGCAAGTTAGTCGCTCCCAATCTGGCGAAGCTGGCCAATGCCCCAGCTGGCGTGATCAGGCGCGTCCTGTCGTCGAAAGATCGCCTGCTCAAAGCATTCAAAGCGTCAGACGCGGGCGCTAGTGACTCCGACGCTGCCGAGATAGCGTCCGGCAACGGTAAGCAGGAGCGTGGGCCATTCGATGACCCAAAGGCTAAGACGGCGACGGTGCCTGAGGGCTGGGCGATGCGCAAGACGATAGATGGCAGCGATGCGCATCAGACACTGGCGGACGCCCAAGTGGGCGAGTGGCGTGGCGTGGCTATCCACTTCGGCAAAAAGAAAGGCGCACAGCTAGGCAAGATGAGCGCCAAAGACCTCACATGGTGGATAGACAACTACGTGCCTGAGAAATACAAGGGCCGATGGAACAACGATGACCTCATCCTCGATGCGGCGCTCGTTACCGCCCATGAGGAACTGGCCGCTACAGCGATGAAAGGTGGCCAATGACGTGTGTTGTGCGCCAGCTGGGCGACCAGCAATGGGAGGTAGGTGTGTTCGGCGAGGGCGCTGACACTACCTACCTACGCACCTTCACTAACAAGGTGGCTATGGAAGACTACATCCACTGGCTCAACGGTGGCATGACCCACGATGAGACAGATCGCTTCGCACGCGTCTTAGAAACAGTCGCGGAGAGGCTCGATCGTATCTGGCGGACGATAGGGAGGTGCCGATGACCGCCGAGGACAAGTTCAAGAACGACGTCGCCGATACCATCGCGCTGCACATCCATGAGCTACGGCGCATGGTAGCAGATGGCGAGATAACTGAGGATGACCACGATAGGATTGGCCTCGTCATGACCCATAGCATTAGCCATCTAATCAGCCTAACACCTAAGGGCTGGGAGATGGTGCAGAAAATCATCAACGAATCGAGGGAGGTTCACTACAACAGATGAAGAAACGAACAATGAAACCCACAGCCCACGATAAGGAGGCTGAGTTCCTGCCTAGCGCCAGCGGCTTCGATAGTGAGTTCCGCTGCCTAGGTAGGCGGGCGCTCACTAACAAGCTGCCTAAGGAGGAGGACACAGCGATACAAGTGCGTGGTAGCAAGATTCACAAGGCGCTGGAGGATAGCGATCTGGAGGATCTAGCCGACAGTGACGCACGCACAGCCAGTCGCTGTATGTATGCCGAGGCTAAGCTCGTCAACGAGTTTGACTTCGAGGGCGCTGAGGTGTCATGGGAGGCCCGCTACTGGGACTTCGATGATAACCTTGACCACACATGGAGCGCACGCATAGACACGCTCCATCTGAAACCAACACGCCTACTAGTGGCCGATAACAAGACAGGCTGGGGCATACCACCGCCCATCGACACTAACTGGCAGGTGCGGGCCAGCGCGGCCCTGTTAGCCGATAGCTACTACGATGTAGAGGAGGCTGTAGTGGCGCTCATCCATCCTCACCATCCAGACTCGCTCTATGAGGTGCGCGTGTTCACACGTGCCGATCTAAGCGACATACTGGTGGACGTGCGCGGCTTAGTGCGGGCCATCCAACGGCCCGATCAACCGCGCACGGCTGGCTCTATCCAGTGCCAGTTTTGCATGGCTAAGCGCCTGTGCCCTGAGTATAAGGCGCACATGAAGGCCGTCGAGCAGGCCATAGCCGATGAGATAGCCGATGAGGGCTTCACAGGCCTCATTAGGCAGTCACCTAAGGAGCGTGGCGCGATGGTTAGCCATCTGAAAGAGATGACTAAGAACATCAAAGTGCTCATGGATCAGTATGTCCAGATGGCGAAGCACGATGAGATGGCGGTCAAGGGCTTCAGTCTAAGGCGGAAGATGATGCGCTCGTTCACAGATGAGGGCGAGGGCATGAGGCTCATCCGCGAGTCGTGGGGCGAGGATGCCCTAGCTGACGCGACCCACGTGAGCCTGCCCGACTTGGAGAAGGTGCTGGCCAAACGCCTAGGGACAGCTAAGGACGCTAAGGAGGCGGTCAAGCGAGTGCTCAATCCAGTGCTCAAGTTCAAGACCAGTGAAGCCTACTTGGAAGAAAGCAGGTCACTATGAGCGAAAAACGTTACATAGGAGATAGCGTCTATGTGGAGATGGACGACCAACATCGTGTTGTCCTGACCACTGACAACGGCTACGCCGATGACCCACGCAACCGCATCGTGTTAGAAGGCGCGGTCTATGTGGAGTTATTGCGCTATGTCCGCACTGAGGAGGATTTGACTTGGCGTTACCACAATGACGCTAGGTTTCATGCCTTCGTGGAGCGGATGCAGGCCGAAACCCTCGCCGCCTACAGGGAGCGCGTCGAGAAGATCATCGAAGGAGGCTCATGAACTGGGTCACATGGTATAACATCCGAAGCGGCAACCGCACTACACGCGCCCATCTAGTAAGCACCTACCTACAGGGCCGCGCCAAGTGTGGTTGGAACATCAGCACTCTAACCGCGCCAGCCCCACGCTCGATACCCCGATGCAAGGGCTGTCTGGCCGCACAAAAGAAAGGCGAACCATGAAGCCATGTCACGACTGCCCATGGGTCAGGGACAATAGAAAGCACCTACTGGATAGCGTGGCGGGCGTTAGGGAGGCCGCGCTAGCAGGAAAGGTGTTCATGTGCCACGCCACACGTGGACACCCTCCATGCACTGGCGTGGTAGTATGGCGAAAACAACAACATAGCAAAACAAGGAGGAAACGTGGAAGTAAACAAACAAATGTGCGCCACCTGTCCGTGGCGTAAGGGCAGTCCCTATGAATACCTAAGGGCTGACCTAGAGCAAAGCGCGACTAGAAGCTGCTCGCGCATCTGTCACTGCACTGGCGTCAACGCCATCAACACGACCAACAAGGCCGAGGCCATCTGTCGCGGAGCGCGTGACGCTCAGTTAGCGATGCTGCATGGCATCGGCTTTCTACCAGCGGCCACCGATGAGGCGTGGGACGCTATGTGCGCTCAGATGGGACTAACACCTAACACGTTCAGAGAGCGAGGTGATGATTAGATGGAGAGACGACCATGTCGCAAATGCCACGCGCCTATCGTCATGATACCAACCGCCAAGGGGCGACTGATGCCGATAGATGCAGCCACCTACAAGGTAGGCGACAAACTGTTCGACCATACGCGCCACATAAGCCACTTCTCTACCTGCCCCTATGCAGAGCAGTTCAGAAAACGTAAACCCGGATCGTAACCAACTATGGGACAAGACCAAAGCACATGGGACTATGGAGTGACGTTCACTGGCGAGCGGACTAAACCACCGACTCCCATCGAACCCGCTACCAGTCACAAAATAACACATGACCCGCACACTAGCCGCTGGTCATGTAAGTGCGGCTATGTGCTGGGCGATGGGCGCGAGGCCTTCCTCGCGCCCTGCCCGATGGCACAAGCAGCAAAGAACCGCAAGGCTAGCTCACATAGAAAGAAAAAGCAACATGACGATACTAACAAGAAGCGACCACGTAGGAGTTGAACCCTACGACAGCATCAAGTGGGCCTTAGATGTCCACATCAAGCAGCCCGACACTGGCGAATTCAACTATGGCATCCTGCATGGGAACGAGGACGCGCCACTGAGGATTCAGCTATGGAAACAAGACCCCGACTGGAGGCAACCATGCGATCTCGACTGGAAGCCCGAGGTGAAGCCCAGCGATCTAGTAGCTGGCTTCAAGAAGGCGCTCACGGCCACTGGCTACCAAGTGAGCGGCGAACCCGACGACACCATCAGCGAGACTAACATCGGCCTATGACTACGCCTATCAGCGGCAAGCCTCTCATCGAGGTGCTCACTGAGTTCCGGAGCGACGCTACGTTGCTCGACTGGGTAGAGGCGGCTGGCGCACAGGTGTGGCGCGACAAGCGCAACAAAAACTGGACGTGTCAGGTCATAGTAGCGGGCCAAGTGATTCAGCCTACTCGGGCAAGCCTACGAGCGGCGATCATCGACGCCATGACCGATCATGCCAAGCTCGCGCTGGGTGGCAAACAGATGGGAGGTAAACGATGAGTCCCACGGCCCGCACACTGGGCTGGCTGCGCGAAAACGCCATCGAGGCTCAGGTAGTGGAGCGCAGGATACCTCACGGTCACACGACCATCGACCTATTCGGCTGCATCGACATCGTCGCGCTCGATGGCAGCATCCTAGGCATTCAGACGACCACTGGCGACCACCATGCGAACCGCGTAGCCAAGGCGCTTGAGGAGAAGCGACTGGTCGGCTGGATGAAGTGCGGCGGGCGCTTTGAGGTGTGGTCGTGGACTAAGAGCGCCAAGTGGAAAGTGTGGGAGCGACGCATATCCAAGGCCCGATTAGATGGAGACCGTCTGGTCTTCAGACTAAAACAGGCCTAAACGTTGCGAGGATGCCCGCTACGGCATCCTGAGACCGTCCGTGGACGAAGTTAGCGGGAGGCCCGTTCGGGCACTACTCGCGCAATCCTCGCGTCACGGCGGGCCATCCTCGCGGCTGATCAAATCACGTTTTTGACCCCGAAACCTCAACGAAAGGATTACACGATGATAATTAGGATAGAGAAACGGCAGCATCCGTTTGTCCAGATCGATAAGCGACCATTGGAGAACCCAAAGCTCAGCTGGAAGGCCAAGGGCTTGCTCGCCTACCTGATGTCGCGGCCCAACGACTGGAAGATCTACATGGCGCAGTTAGTGAAGGTAAGCACCGATGGGCGTGTAGCTGTGCAGGCAGCGCTGAGCGAGCTAAGGGCGGCTGGCCATGCCAGCATTCGCCAGATACGAACGCCCGACAACAGGCGGGCCATGGGCACCGAGTGGGTGATTCATGAGGAGGCTCTGAGAAACGTGTTTCCTGACTCTCAGGAAAACCTGACCCTCAGCGAAACGACTGCAACTAAGAATGACTCTATAGAAAAGAAGAATAACTTGAAGACATATGAGTTGCCTCCGGCTATCGCCGATCTAACAGACACATGGGCTGAGTGGTTGCGCTACAAACGTGAGCGGCGCAACCCCATGACACCGACCACTTGTAAGCTACAGGTAGCTAAGCTGCTCATGATGGGCGTAGAGCAAGGCCGAGCGGCCCTCGTCTTAGCGATGGAGCGTGGCTGGCAAGGCTTCGGCTTCAATGGCCGCGCACCGCTAGCTCTCGATGGCAAGACACTCGACCAACTGGACAAGATGGAGAGTGAGCGACGCGGTAAGATCAACCTCATGACGCGGGAGTATGGCCAAGGTGCTCGCGAGACAGGCAAGGTAGGTCAACAGATGAAGGCGCTGGAGGCTGAGCTACGAGAAATCCGCACAGCTAGGAACGTGATTTTAGACAAGCTGATAGATGAAGAACAACAGAAAGGAAAACGATGAAGAAACAGACGAGAGAAGCACACATCCGGCAACGGTGCCGCGATGCAGGCTGCGCTAACGGCGTAGCTACGCTCCATAGGGAGCAATACATGAAGAAAGGATGGGACCCTCATCCACCCGCGACCTTCATAGGATGGTGGGAGCCCAGCGAGGTAGATGAGGAATCGGGAGCGAGCGTGGGCGGACAGCCAGAGGCCAAGCGTGTATGGGCGCGCAAGGATCAGGGCGGCTGGAATAGGCGCACCTATGGCGTCGGCCATGAGTTAGCTTGGAACGTAGCTGACATTAGGGCCAGCTATCAAGCGTGGGTAGATGCAGGCAGCCCAGTGCCCTTTGAGCCATTCGTATCGAAAGCGGTGCCACTAGCTGAGATGCATAGCCGCATGTCTCGCATCGAAGCACTCATAGCCCTAGGCGACATACCATGAAGGCTAACATCTTCGATAAGATCGGTCTAAGCGCCGAGCAGATACGCGCTCTAACACGCGGCACTAGCGGGCCAGCTATACGCACGGCTGACCCAACGGACAGGCCGCGAGTGAGATGCCTAGTCTGCGGCCAGCGCATCAACAAATACAACTGTAAACCAACCCGCCAACCATCTTGAAATCAAGATAGTTGGAATAACACAGGAACAACACATGAGAAACGACGGACAAGTGGACAACGAGATAGGGCGGCTGACCGCCCAGCTGAAACGGCTACGATGGAACGACTCTCGCGTAGTCATCAAGGAACAAATCACAGTGCTCACTCTAAGGCTGACCGTGGCGCAGGTTCAATCGCGCTACTGCACCGACGAGACGAGCGCCGAGTATCGACCGAGCGATGCTGACGTGCTGACTGCGTGCGACGCGGCTGCGCGATGGCTGGCGGAGGAGCAGGGCGCGACCCGCCCATCTGGAGGCCAATGAAAGGTTACGTCGAGATAGCTACACCGCTCATAGGCCCGCGATTCGTCTATAGCAAGGCATACACTAAGAACGGCTTACGCATCATGGTAACACGCGAGCAGATGGGAGGCCCGCTACGCTGGCACATGAGCATCAGCCACTCTAACCGCTATCCCGTATGGGATGAAATCAAGGAGGCCCGCTATGCGCTCATCCCTGATCAAGTCACCATGGGAATGCTGCTACCGCCTAGATCGGAATACGTCAACCTTCACCCTAACTGCTTCCATCTACATGAAATCGTTGAATAACATACCTATACCTAAGCACCTACAAGGCAGACCACTATGGAGAGGCCTGCCCATACCCTACATCGCGCTCGTCAGGCCCGATGGAACACCCGACTTCCGCGTTACAGATGAAGCCACTCGTAGGCGTGTCATGATGAACGGCCTATGTCAGCTATGTGGCGAGCGACTAGGCAAGTGGGTATTCTTCGTCGGCGGGACAGAGGCGGCTAAGGCCAACGCCTACTTTGAACCAGCGGCCCATCTGGATTGCCTACTCTACGCGATGCAGGTGTGTCCATTCATAGCTGGGAAGATAGAGCACGCCGATCTGGACAAGATACAGGCGCAATACGCCAACCCCATAGGGCGCACAGCTACTCATGAGGGCGTAGCTATCACAGTCCACGCCGATGACACGTTTGCGACTAAGCGCAATCCACTATGGGTAATCAAGAAGGCCCGAGGATGGAGCTACGTGAAGACCCGCGATGGCGTCATCCTATGCGTGCCCACAGTGTTCAAGGCCACAGGCCCGCTCCATGCGGAAACGATGAACGCGAGCGACTGGGCGGACGTGAGAGGGATGCTACTATGAGCGACGCACTGGCGCTTTACAAGACAGGTGAAGCCATAGGGCTAAGGCCGTGGTCAGACGAGCTACTAGGCAGGCTCCTAGCGTTTGCATCGGCCACTGGCTTCCCTGAATTCACGGTCACAGGCGCGATGCAAAGCGTGCTCATGGTAGCCGCCTATCGGTTCAACATCGAGGGCGGTCACATTCCAGACGTCGCTCTCATGAACCAATGGTATTACCCACCACGCCGTGAACTCAAACGCCTAGGCGCTAAGACGCCATGGCTACCCGCCTTAGCGCAACGCTATGGCGTCACCAACCTAGAGCAGCTGGACTACAGCTACGACCTATGAACCCTGTTACATTCAATGACCCGTTTAGATCGCTACTCGATGAGCTAGTGGACGCTCACGGCTTCTGCTCCAAGGACTGGAAATGGTATGGCGCTCCGCTGTTCAACTACACGGTCACAGAGGAGCGCGAGATGGAGCTTAACCAGTGGCGGCTTGACCACCCTGACTACCGCATGGCGCTTCCCTTCGAGACGGTGCGCCTCGCGCTTTCGCAGGTGGACGCTGCGCGGCCCGAACGCGGGCGCTATGTCGTGGACTACCTAGCGGCGACACAGCCACCCGCCTATGAGAAGCTATACACGGTCATGCGCATCAAGCGCCTATTCGACGAGACGATGCTCGGCCGTGGCAAGATCATGGAGTTCATCATCACGGACTTAGAGTGGCAAAGTCGCCAGCCAGTGCCAGATGGAGTCACTAAAGGCTACCTAACCCGCTACAACGCCATGGGCCGCTACGATGGTAAGTGGATCATGGAGCCAATCGGCCCTGTGTTAGCCGACCATCTGAACGAGATGATAACCGCTGCGGTCAACTGCCTAGTGGCGTTCGCCATCGACGCTATGCTGCCCAACACGCACATAGCTGCGGTGACGCCATCTAAGCCATGTAAGAGCGTCCAGTGGCGCAAGGCGAGAGAGCACTACACGCTCATCAGCCACGGTCATCCAGCCAACACGGCCACGATGCGCGAGGGATCGACTGTGCGCGTGGACGAGCAACTGGAGCGTGAGCGCATGGCCCACGCTAGGCGGGCGCACTTCCGCACTCTGAAATCAGATCGCTTTCGTTTCGCCAAGGGCAAGCAGATACTCGTCCGCGCCACATGGGTAGGCCCGAAGGAGTGGCGCGACGAGGGTAGCGGCCAGATTTACCGCATTCTTGAACCCGTCAGGACAGGCCCGTAAGCGAGCGAGGATGCCCGCTACGGCACTTTCAACCATTGGGCTGACTGAACGTCCAGCCCGCAAATTAGGAGGCCTATGAAGCAAGAATTTGAACCCTCAGGCAACCACTACACGGCCCATGGCAACAAGGCATGGCAGCGCGAGGGCGCTAAGCGCATCCTCGCGTGTCCGCACTGTGGCAACGAGATCGAGCTTCCCGATGACGAGGATCGCTCTCTCCCGTTCCGCAAGGCGCTCTGCCAGTATGGTGTGCCCGTGACCGATATAGACTTCGTCGTGACGAACAGACGCGGGCAGGCCCAGCTAGTGCTGGAAGTAACCCGCTGTGAGCGTGTCTATTCGTTGCGCTATCTACTCGCTGTGGATGAGCGGCGCACGCGTGGCACACGCGGGAACAACAACGACCGTCTCATCGAGGAACTGGCTGCGCTACTGAAGGTGCGCGCTATGCTAGTAGTGTTCGAGCCTAACGTGTGCGATGCAGGAGCGAAGATTTGGCGGCGATGGATAAACGATACTCAGTCATGGGTAGAATGGGATGCCGCCACATGGTTTGAGGCACTAAGACGCTACACTAGATGAATTTCCCCTAGAGCAGTAACATAACAACAACAACATACCATAAGGAGGTATAGCAGATGATAGATGGATTAACGCTTGGCCAGTTAGCCAAGCAAATCAAACATGAGCACGCGGCCAAGGCGGACTTCGTTGCTCCCACTAACCGCCTAACCTACCAGCCCAATGAGCGCCTAGGCGAACTCATATGGAAGGTAGGCCACGACCACCATGAGGCAGAGCCTACACGGCACTGCTTCCGCCAGATATGCGAGCGTAGTGGCATTCCCACTAAATACGCGGACAGGATGGCCGATGGTCATGGCGAGCTACTAGCCACCAACATCAACCACTGGTGGAAAGCGGCACCCGAGAAACGCATGCTACGCACTCTGAAGAACGGGAGTAGCGTGGCTCGCGCATTCGTGAGCGATATCTATCGCCCACTGGACAACTACGATCTGGCAGAGGTCATACTGCCTAAGCTCGTAGATGCAGGCTGTGAGGTCATTAGCTCACAGATAACGGAAACGCACCTATACATCCAAGCTGCAACACCACGCATGGAGTTAGACCTCAATGCGCTACGCGCTAAGAACGTCCGACTGAAGGACGTTGACCCTGTTCAAGCGGGCATCGTCATCAGCAATAGCGAGGTGGGCGCTGGCTCACTCGCCATGGACGAGCTCCTATGGCGGCTGTCGTGCCTCAACGGCATGATCGCGGCCCGTGTTATGCGCAGGCATCACGTGGGCAGGCGTAGCGACCCGCTGTTTGAGATGGAAGATGCAGCACGCTACTACAGCGACAAGACTAAGGAGTTAGATGATCGCGTATTCTGGAACAAAGTGCGCGATGTGGTAGATGGCATGTTTAACATGGACAAATTCACCTCGCTCTGCCAGAAGTTTGCAGATGGAGCGAGCGTCAAGATCGATGGGAGCGAGGCCGTGGAGTTAGTCACTAAGCGGTTCGATCTGGTCGAGAATGAGAAAAACAGCGTGCTCAATCACCTCATCGAAGGCGGTGAGTTGAACGTGTTCGGCCTAGCCAACGCGGTCACTCGTGCATCTACCGATGCAGCCAACTACGATCGTGCCGTGGAGCTTGAGCGCATAGGTGGCGAGATCATAGCGCTACCTCACACCACATGGGAGTTAAACTGACCTATGGCCGATACACCTAAGAAGGAAGTCAGCCCTGAGACCCGCGCCAGACTATCAGCGGCTATGAAGGCTCGATGGGCGCGTGAGCGTGTGCAACGTGTTGAGCGTGCAGAACGTCTCACCGCTGTCGAGGAAAGATCGTTGCTCAGCCTCTATCGTGCGGCCTATGAGCTAACAGGCGACCACGATGGGCTGAAAGCGGCCATAGCTGACTGTTGCACGGCGGAAACGCTAGTGCAGGCCTTAGAAGCCGAGCAGTCAGCGGGCACTAACCTACAGCACAACATCAGACGCGTCCTCACAGCTAAGATCCAAGAGGCGCTAAGCACTAATGCCGAAGGATGACAAAGTGCTCTACGTAGCCATGAGGCTACAGCTATGGGATAGGGTCGAGGCAATGACGCCTCACCCTATGCCCGTAGCGCCGATGGGCTGCTCTCGCGGCTTTCTGCTCGTTTACGAGACACTGGAAGCCCTACACCGAGAGTGGCCGAACTCCGAACACGTAACCATAACGCAGAGAGGAGGTGAACATGGCAAGAGCCAAACAAAGCGATCTACCAGCCATCGAGGGCAAGGGCGTAGCGCCCGTAAAGATACCCGCCATCGACAAGCTGGCTGACAAATACATCGAAATCCGCGACCAGCGCATGGCGATGACGCCCGAGGAAGTCAAGGCTAAGCAGGCGCTCATAGAGGCGCTGCACAAAAACGAGGACAAGATAGGCCACGACCCAACGGGCGCTATCGTCTATCGCTACGATACCATCGTGATTACGCTCCACGCGGGCAAGGACAAGCTCAAGGTGAAGGACATGAGCGGCCAAGATGACGATGCAGTGGACATTGAATAGGCACTCACAGGTGCGCTCCAACTAACTTGAATTCAAGATAGCTTGTAGCGCCTTAGAATGAAGCACTTACAACGCGAGACCACGGCGGGCCTAACCCTGCCGTGTGTCCGCCGATAGCTATGCTCTGCTATCTGAGCCTCCGCGACCCGCTTACACCGCGTTGTCCCATCGAAAGAGAAGCGCCACACGACCATAAGCCATGTGGCGCTGCCTTAATCCTCACTTCATCTCACCTGTATGTGCGCCACTCTAAGCGCACGTTTGAACGGCTGTCAACCGCCGAAAAGGCGTTTTTGATCACGGCAGGAGTGGCGCTCCTTGCCCCGAGGATTGCCGCGACGCACTCCGAACCCCTGACCTTGACTGATCGTCCAGTAATGCCGGCAAAGTGCCGAGAACGGCATCCTCGCACGTTTTCGGGCTATCAGCGCCTCCGCTTAGATCGAACGGCCCTCTTGAACCCTCCTGTCGCTTTGTATGCGCGTATCTGGCGCTGCGTCCATAGCTTGCCGCTGGGACTACGATAGAGCTTCGCGCCACGGCTGTTCTTGCGCCCAGTCGCCTTCCATGGCATGGCGCTACCCTCCAGAGCCAGCCTCGCGCTCCACTTGCTCGGCTCGCTTCTTGTTCACCTTGGGCTTGGGCGGCTGATTGCCCTGTGGTGGCTTCGATGGGACAGGCTTCGTTTTCGTTTTCTTAGCTGGTGTGCTCATAGTGACACTATCGCACACGCTCACCCATCTGCGCGTGCCTATCGCAGTGGCGACCAGTCGGCGGTGACTAACTTGACTACCTCATCTGTCTTGCCTTGGCGACCTAACTGCAAATACTGCGTCATTTCTGCATCGGTGGCATAGGTGATGCCCATGGCTTTGACTCGCGCCTGATTGAACGTAGGGAAAGTCCCATCGAGCGAGAGTGGCTTGCGGTCTAACAGGCGCTCGATGTCGTAGCGACTAAGCACAGCTATGAGATTCCGTGTGCCATCGTCGTTAGCTGCATGGAGCATGAACGCCATACCGCCTCTATCGCCCATCTACTCTCTCGCGTCCACTCGACCCTCGCTCTCGAGCGTAGATCGAGCGAGAGCGTCTAACTCCCAAGGCGTGCACTCGCGCCCATGCACACGTCTTAGGAGTCAGCCGCGTGTATGCACATCGCGCTCGATGGGAGAGCGAGCGAGCGACCATGCCCGCTGCGAGCGAGAGAGAGCGAGCGACCTACTCGCGCACGCCCTCGCCTACGACCATCGCTCCCGTAGCGACGTTGCCCGCTATGCTCGCCATCCTCCCTTACCTGACCAATCACTCAGCACAACACCACACGACGCTACTACCGCTATCGTAGCGACGCCACGCGACCATCGCCACCATAGCGCCAAGGCCACTCGCTCCCATCGAACCCACCCACCTAACCCCGCGCACCGCGCACTCAGCCCCCCCCCAACATCTAAGTTTTACAGACTGCCATGCCATCTGCGGCTGCTGTGAGCCCCGTTTTACGGCCAGTTGCCTAGCGATGGCAAAGTCAGTTTCGTTTCTGTCTTAGATGGGCGCTCGATGGGACGCCAGATGGGAATTAACCCTCATTTAATTTGACTGGATGACAGATGGGCGCTAAGGCGTTTGCCCATGACGCGCACTACGACCTTGGATACGACGGCACTCGGGAAACTGTTTCTGATAACACCCCAGTGGGTAAGACGGCTAACGGAAAAGGGCATCTTCACGCGGGCGCGGGACGTCGATGGCAAGGAGCTACAGGGCCGCTATGAGCTAGTGCAGAACCTGCACGCCTATATCAAATACCTCAAGGACTTGGCGCGGCTGGATGACGCCAGTGAGAGCGAGTATCAGCGGCTACGCAACCTACGGATGCGTCATGAGGCAGAGATGGCATCGCTCAAGCTCAAGGAAATCAAGGGCCAGATGCTCAAGACTGGCGACGTGGAGTTCATTATGACCAACCTCATCACCGCGACTAAGAGCCACCTACTAAGCATACCATCGCGGGTAACAAGACTGCTCATAGGCGTGACTAGTTTCCAAGTGATTTTCGACCTACTTCACAATGAAATTGAGGTAGCTTTGCGGGAAATGAGTCAGTGGCGAGTGGGCCAATTCAGTGCCCAACGAGCGGCTTTCTTAGCTTCGCAGGGCGCAAACATAGCGGACTTCCCTGAGCCGCGCACGAATGGCCAAGAGGACGACGAAACGACCGAGGACACTGGAGCATCCGGCACCTGAGCCTATCGTCCTACTAGGTTCGCGGGAGGAGGCGCTGTCGTTCGCAGACGACTACGATCGCGCTGAGGCTTACGTCACTAGCCTCTATCGTCTTTTTCGGCCGCCATCGAAGCTGCCCATGAGTCAGTGGGCAGACCGCTACCGCGTGCTGTCCTCAGAGTCGAGTGCAGAGCCAGGACAATGGGTAACAGCGAAAGCGCCCTATGAGAAGGATATCATGGACGCTATCAGCGACCCATGGACGCCTAAGGTGGCGGTTCAGAAGGCGTCACAGCTAGGCATCACTGACTGTGGCATCCTAAACAGCGTGGGCTACTTCATGACTGAAGACCCATGCCCCATCTTAGTCGTTCAGCCAACGGTCGAGATGGCGGAGGCATTCAGCACTGACCGCCTAGCGCCCATGATACGGGACAGCCCTAGGCTAACACCGCTCATCGCTGACCCTAAGAGCCGCGATAGCGGTAACACGCTACGGCGCAAATC